TAACATCACATGAGGTTCTTAACAACTGTACGCTGGTAGTAGCGGTTGCTGTTGGAGGTGATACGACCCAGACCCTGGTTCGAAACATTGCCTTCAGCGAAGGGGTTGGAGACAAGACCATAACGGGTCTTGAAGCCAATTTTGGGCTGGAAGCTGTTCTCACCGACGGCACGAACCATCTGGAGGGGAACATAGGGGCAGTAGAAGAGACCAGCGTCATAGGGGCTGGTGCCCTTGTAACCGACAACATAGTACTGGTTAGCAGCACTGTTGGCAGAGAAGGGATCGATGTAGACTCTGTACTTGCCGTTGATGGTTCCAGCGAAGGTGTTACCAGTGTCGTCAACTTGCAGGTTGGCGTTCAGGGCAGGGGTGTAATCGAGTACACCAGCCATGGTCAGAGCGGAGGCGACATCAGCAGAGGTCATGATGATGTTGCCCTTCCCTCTACGAGTTCTCTGGGCGATTCTGTTAGCATCTCTTTCGATGTTGAACAGCAGACCCTTGAACTTCTCAACGCTCCAGCGACCATTGGAGTCAACATCCAGGTCGAAGAAACCAGCGTTGGCAACATTGACCTGAGAACCAGCTTCAGCGGTCTTGTAGATGGTTCTGATGACTTCGCGGTTGATCTCAGCAAGGATCTCGCTAGACAGAATGTTAGCGAGTTCTGCTTCAGCGTTCAGACCGTGGATAGCACGCAGGTCCTGAGCCAGCTCCATGCTGTACTCAGCTTTCAGAGCACGAGACTTAGCGGTAACGGTGACCTTCTCGATCGAGAATGCCATCTCGTTGAAGTTGGTGCCGTTGCCGTCACCCAGAGCTTCAGAGTCGCCAGTCGCCATACCTTGACCAACGCTGTACTGAGCTTGAACAGCATCAGAAGCGGTGCCTTCCAGGATAGCGGGGTTGGTGCCACGCTGAGTAGCGGTAGAACCGAAACCAACAGCCAGACCGTCATCGGTAGCGCCAGTGTAGTCGCCTTGGGTAGCAGTGCCACCAGCGACATTGGCGGAGAATGCAGAATCGGGCTCGTCGAAGAATGCCTCGGTGCCAGACTGGTTGGTGTAGCGGGAGCGCATTGCGAAGATCAGTCCAGTAGGACCGTTCATCGGTTGAACGCCAGCCAGTTCATAAGCAACCAGATTCGGCATGGAGCGACGAATCAGGGAGATCAGAACGGGGTCGAAACCAGCGGTAGGACCAGCGTGGGTGGAGTCAGAACCGAAAGCACCAGAAGCACCAGCAGCGTTACCAGAGTTGGTGGGGGCTTCCGTCAGCATGGAAGTGCCGCTTTCGAAAGCAGCTTGCTCACGCAGGAAACGCTCTTGGTTCTCAAGGAGAACGGCGGTAGTTGCACGACGGTGAGAATCCTTAATAGGATCTACACCCTCGGCATCGAGAAGAGGAGACCACTTCTCAATTAATTGTTGTTGATTGTACATTGTTTTGGGAAATTGTGTTTAAGTTGGGACTAGTTTACTTCATTCCAAGGGCTTTCAAGTACTGAGTCATCGAAGCAGATGCTTCAACACCAGTTTCCGAGGTTACGCCCTCAGACAGTGTTTCCACTTTATTAGAAGACTGCTTTTGCTCGCTGGGGAAATAAGATTCTCTCAGCGTAACCAGCTTCTCACGATAAGATTGCTCACCCTCAAACTCAACACCTTCAGACAAAGCGTACAGTTTCTCTCTTTGTGTTACAGCAAGTCCTTCGGTTACTTCACGGAAAATTCCATCAGCTGTAGTTTCACCGAGTCTCTTGTTGAGAGAGATGTTAGCTTCAATCTGTTCGTTAAGTCTGCCTTCCATTTCATCAAGTTTGGAGACCATGCTCTCCAGAACATCATATTTCTCTTCAGGGATGTATACATAATGATCTTCAAAAAGACCCTTCATTCCTTGCAGGAACGATTCGGTCATTTCGGTCTTCAGACCGTGCTCAATCTGGATCTTGTTCTCGGAGACCCACTCTTCGGAAACATACTCAAGGTATGCATCGACGCGCTCTACGAGTTCTGCCTTAACAGACTCAAGATGCTCGGTCAGTTGAGCTTCGTACTCAGCAGCCATTGCTTCTTGGACTTCGTTTACCTTAGCGGTAACGACAGCCTCGAAGATGGTGCGAGCTTTATCTTGGAATTCTTCGGAGAGTTCTTCACCGCCGAAAAGGGCAGCAAGATCTTCTTCGATGTCAACGGTAGGAGCTTCGGTCTCTTCGACTTCTTGCTCAGCAACAACTTCCTGCTCGTCCTCAAGTTCTACTTGATCACCAGCAGAGAGAGATTGCATAGCGTCGGCTTTACCAGCGCCACGGTTGACAACATCTCTAACAGTTTTGACTTTGGGTTCTGCGAGTTTAGCAGAATTATCGTCGGGCTTGTAGTTCTCGGGGGTAGGGCCGCCGAGATCCTCATAGGAACCACCCGAGAGACTTTCGGCTCCCATAGCAGCACTCGCACCCCTTGTTACAGGATTTTCCATTTCTTGTAATTCCTTAGCGGACATTAGTGAACTCTCCGATTAAATCGTTGATATAATCTATATTTATTTATAAATTAGAGGCTTGAAAGGAACTTATTGAACAGCGCCAACTTGTTTTCCTCAAGTGCTCTTTGATCTACAAGGGTATTAATTTGCTTGTAAGTCTTTTCTACGAGTCTTTCTCTGACGATTCCGCCTTCCATGACCCAATCTTTTCCTTCCATGATTCCCTCAACAAATGCGTCAGGAGCGGAAGGATCTGCTACAATATCAGCAGCAGTAGCGAGCATAAAGTCGTCAGAAACAATCTTTACACCCTCGTTATTCATGGTCAATGTACCAAGACCACGAGAAGAAACACCGAGTTTTACTCCATCTTCAACTAGAGCGGAAGCAATCTTACCCATTGGTGTGGACAGAATTTTTGCCTTACCAATGAAGTTGCTGCCATTTTCTCTAAGAGAAATAATCTTATGAGAAACTCTATCGAGATTAAGAGTAGGTCCATCGGGGTGACCGAGTTCACCGAGAGCTCTGCCTTTGGTGACAAAGTTTTCGTTGTAACGACAAACTTCTCTTCGAAGAGTTTCCATGGGATACATCCGACCATTACGGTTCTTGATGTCTCCTTGCAGGAATACACCTTCGATAAACATCGACTTCTTACCGTTGCGTTCTTCAACGATAAGTTCGACCTGTTCGATTTCTTCCGTGATCAGTTTCATTTGTTTAACCTGTGAATCCTACTTTTGCAAGTCTAACGAGTCCGCCAGTACTATGAATAAGGTCAGATGCCTTCTTTTCAATTAACTCAGTGGTGTTATTCAGCATAGTGATAGATCCAATTCCTGCAAAGGAAGAATCTTGAAGAATAACTTGAACTGCACCGCCAGATGCATTTACTACTCTGACAACAGTGGCATTGCCAACTGTAGTACTATTACCAGCGCCAGCGGCAACGGTAATTTCGTCACCTAAAACGAGGAGTCTAGACATTATTCTTGGTCCTGTGTTTCTTGATCAGATGCACCAAAAAGACTTGTAGCAGTTGTAGGACGCATTGCGTCTACTCTTGCCGCAGATTTTTGGTAAAGAAGGTCCTTGATTTGATCACTGATATCAACTGCAGACGAGTCCGTCGCAATCATATTGATTAGTTCTTCCATTGATATAAGTCAGAGGTATAAACTTATTTATCAGATCTCCCCTTCTGATTCCTTTGGTTGCTGCGGAGCTGGTGAGGAAGCAGGAGGTGCAGCGTTAGGATCTTGTCCTTGCATCATTGGATCTGCAGCTGACATTGCTTCCATTTCAAGCATTTGTTGATTGGGATCAGGGATTACTCCCCTTGCAATTTCGTCTTCAATCTGCGCGTCGATCTCAACAATTTCTTGATCTCTTTGACGCAGAACTTGGCGTCTTACATACTCGGTAGAGTAGTAACGACCAACATAAGGTTCGACTTGCATCAGGAGAGCTAAGCGACCCTCAAGCAATTCTTTATCCTTAAGTTCTGCAAAGTGGTTGTCATATAAGAAGTCGAACTGAATATGCTCAGACATTACTTCCCAATCTTGAGGAGTAACAATATTCTTCAAAAGAAGTTGTGTCTTGAGCATATCCAAGAACATTGCACTGAAACGCTTACGGAGACGACCAACAAACTTACTAAATTTGAGTTCGTCGCGTAAGATTTCAGAAGATCTACCTAGGTTGAATCCATCGCCAGAACCAGCGATTCTGGATTCGGGCACTGCTAGGGATCTATAGAGTTTCTTCTGGAAATATTCAATATCCGAAAGTTCTCCGAGGTTTTGCCCGCCAGGGAGGGTAGAGATTTCTGTACCGCGCCCTCCCTCGCGGCGAGGAAGCCAGAAGTCTTCCAACATACTCATCATCTTTTTGTCGTCACGAATCTCACCGCTGTTGGAATCATAGACCAACTTATTACGGTAACGCATCATGACTTCACGAAGGTATTGTTCCGCTTTTACCTTCGGAAGATTGCCCACATCAATATAGAAAATACGACGCTCAGGTGCGCGAGACAATCTGTAAATTACCAGAGAGTCCTCAATCATACGAAGTTGATTGAGTGCCTTAATTGCTTTATGCAGATAAGAAAGACCTGTACCCTTATTTCTATCTACGAGTCCAGAGGTGCAATAAGTGATCGAATCTTTAGCGATCTTTACACCTCTCATTGCAGATCCACCGCCAGGTGCTGCAACATTAGTAGGGAATTGGGGTTTTGGAGTATACAGGAAATATTCTTCAATCTCAGGGAAATAAACCTTCTGAGATTCATGAACATTTCTGCTGTTGAAGAGATCAGCTCTTTCGTCCTTTTTCTTCTCTTTGCGTATGTAACGCATTTTGAGAGGATCGATATATCTGAGCTCTTGTAATCCTGCAGTAGGATTTTGAATATCAATTACTTTGTTGTAGTATAGTTTACCATCAACATACCAATTTCTAAAGATCTCATGAGACTTTGTATCAAAATCTAAGAGATCTTTAATATGCTTAAACTCTTTGCGGATGATGTCCTTAATTCCATCACTAGCGTTTAAGTTTTCCAGATCGATTTCTACAGGAGAATCATTCTGGTCGGAAACGATTGCTTCATTAACAACATCTTCGATGGCATTGTCCACCTCTGGGTGGAGTGCCATTTCTCTATATTTTCTAATGAGTTCATGTTCAGTTTTGTAGATACCTTCAATATCTACAACCTGACTAGAAAATCCACCCTGAATATAATAGTCAACCCCATCCTCACCTTGAGTGGGGACGGGGGAAACTACACCCTTAGGGTTCTTTTCATTATCCTCAATAGAAAATCCGAAGAGTTTCGCCATTTTAATAGGGTGTCTTTGATATCAAAGACTATTTATCAAGCGACATCGCCACCATTTCCAGCAGCTTCCCACCACTGGACTTGGAGTGTGACGGTAAACTCTTCAATAGAGTCTGCAGAATCATAAGAAAGATCCTGTGCAGAGATATTCGTGGGGAATACGCTGTAGAACTTATAGGTTCTCAGGATGGGCAGATTGGCGTCAGACTCTTGAGATTGCGGAGCAACTGCAGATCTACCAAGTTGATACACATATGCATCCTTGGTATAATCTTCGGGGTTAGTGTTGCCAGCACCGTCGGAAACTTTGATGATCGAGTTCATCCATCTTTCGAAGGAAGAACGGAGAGCAAAGTCGGTGTCATTGATAACGGTAATTGTCCACTCATCGAATGTTCTGTCACCAGCAATTTTCAGAGCACGACCTCTGAAAGGAACGCTGATAGGAGCGATGTTCGATGCGGGCAGAGCAGCTGCCTTGACCAAGAATCTGGACTTAGCGTCAATGTCGTTGACAGACTGGTCTACTACTCCGTCGGGGAAAGCAAGAACAACTTCGAAAAGATTAGGTCTTGCAATACCGCCAGACAGTCTCGACTTAAACTTGTCGATTGTTCTATCTGCGGTCTTTGGGGGATTTTGTTGATTGATAGCCATTAGTTTTTACCTCGTTGAGTTTATTATAAGGCGATCAAACTCGACCAATAACTTCTTCAAAGCTGACACCCGTGCGGGTGGCAACGAAGGTCAGACCGATGAAGTTAATCGATCTGTTCGGTTTGATGTAAATGTCAGCAACGAATTCATTGTTATCAATGACCGCAGCAGTGTTGTTTGTCTCATCGCAAACAACGATGAAGTCTGTAACACCTCTCTTCGATTGAACATCGCGGAGGAAAGGTTCTACGATGTTGATGAAGTTCAGTCTTGTGATTTCATCATTGAATTCAAACAGTTGATCTCTAGCGGCAGCAGCGATTGCTTTCTCAAGATAGATGAACAGGCGACGAACATTGATTCTGTCGAATGCAGATGCTTTGCCGAGAGCAGTCTTGTCACCGAAGAGGATAATGCCAGCACCAGGCGAGAAGATGACGGGGTTAACTCTTGCAGAATACAGTCTATCTCTCTCAGTTTGAGAAGGATTGTATGCAAGTTTAACAGCGTTCAGGATAGCGCCTCTTGCTGTTCCACCAGGAGAGAACCAGGGGAAGTTATTAATATCGTTTCTAGCACAGACACCAGCGATGTCTCCGTTCAGAGGAACATAGCGGAAGTTTCTGCTGAAGCGATCGTACATGTACTTATAACCACTATCAAAGATGGCATAAGAAGAAGATGTGACAGAAGCGTAGAACGATGTTACAGCAGAAGTAACAGCGTCAGAACTCAGTGTCAGATCTTCACCATCTCCAGAGGTTGCCAGGAAAGCGCCTCTCCACGGAGAGATGCAAGCAACACAATCTTTTCTAACTTCAGCAATTGCAATCAGTTTGTTTGCAAGTGCTTGGGTTGCTTCTCTACCATGAGCACCAGATCCCATGATCAGGAAGTCAAGCTCGTAAGCATCTTTGTTGGAAAGCAGATCGTAACCAGTAGAAAGATCTCCAACGCTAACTTTCAGAGCATCTGTGGTTTCGATGTTCGACTTACCGCCGTAATCTAGACCACCACCAAGAGATGCTTGATAGTTACCGATAGCAGCGAAGGAAACATCCTCAGCATCTTGATCCCATGCAACATCCGTCTTGGGATCAAAGTCTGCATCCAGATCTACTGTAACTGTTCCAGAAGGAGCACCGCCACCAAAGACATACTGACTAGCAACTTCAAGTTGCTTTCTCCAGTAAGAAGCAGTTCCTGTAGAAAGGATAGCGTCTTTTGCTTTGGATCCAGCGATAAACTTCTCAAGAAGTGTTCCAGCGTTTCCAGTGATCTTGCCAGTGTCGTCTAAGAGAACGACATGAACTTCATCATTTCTAGAGTTTCTTGCCTCAGCATAGGAGGAAGTTCCAGGTCTGTCTCCGAGAGTATTCCAAGCGATTGTGTCGCCATTGTTCAGAGTGATGCTTTGGTTATCGAACCAGTCCTTAGCACCAGTGTAATCAACATTACCATCGTATGCCAGAGCAGCAAGATAACGAGGATCGGAAGCGGTGATACCAGCACCAGTCAGAGCAGTCAGGAAATCGGAAGTTGTGAAACTAGATCCGTATGCAACATTGCTTGCTACCCAACCAAGTTGACCAGCACCAACTCCAGACTGAACATGGAGATAAAGAGAACCAGAATTTTGGAACTCATAAACTCCACCAGGAGTGTAATCAACCGCTGTTTCTGTGCCTGCAGCACTTACATGAGAAACAACTTTGACCGAAACTTGACCACTACCGACTTCTGTGATGACTCCCTTCAGGTAACCGTCAAGCAGAGAAGTAGCGCCAACACCAGCAAGAACAGTTCCTGCAGGGATTGCCTGGGTAACACCAAGACCTACGCTCAGGTCAATAGATCCGATACCATCTTCATACCCAGCAACAGCAGCAAGACCGCCGTTAGCAGTAGAAGAGAATCCAAGAACAGCAGATGTGTCAATACCAGTGATGATTTGGTCAGCAAGACCATCAAGCATAGCGAGCTTGATTCCATTTGACCATGTTCCAGGGTTCTTACCAGCAACGACTACACCAGAGATTGTGTTCTCACCGTATCCCTTGTTTGTGTAGTCATCATCGCTCTTGATGGTAACGCTGCTAGCGGAACCAACGAAACCGTTCTTGAGTCCAGATTCGTTAGATCTTACTACACGGAGTACACCGCCATAAGCAAGATAAGAAGAGGCAGTAAGCCAATATTCGTAGTGATTGTTGTCCTTATAAGGAGCGCCGAAGGTCTCAAGCAGATCCGCTTCGGTTTCGATAAGGGTGGGTTTCTCGACTGGTCCTTTGGCAAAGGGGGCGACAAGACCGCCTGCTTTTGTAGAAGTAGGATCTACTCTACCTTGGGTCAGGTCAACTTCCCTTACGACAATTCCAGGAGATGCTAGGTTGAGCGGCATCTTTAACTCCCAATAGAATCCAATTTGTCTACAAGTATTTAGAGTTTAGACCATTTTCAGTGGGGAAACAGTCCATGAACACTACCAGTCTGGATACTCCCATCTATCAAACACTTTGTTAGCCATTCTGCTGGCAACTACTCTTGTGATAGTACATTCTTTACACTCATACGAATATGCAGATGGTATATCTCCACGGTCTTTATGAGTTCGATAGAAGTCGTTCATGAGGTCTTTAATGACCCCACAGGTTCTGCATCGCCTCTCCTTCATGCAGAGATGACTGAACTCAAACTCCTCTTCAAAATCCATCAATAGTACTCCCACATATATGACATATCACCATAAGTAGAAGACATTTCTTTATCCACTGTCCATCTATCTCCACCTTCCATAAACGATTCATCATCTAATCCATCAGAGATAAATCCAAATGGTGCCATATCCTGTTCGATCTGTTCTTTCTGATCTTCGTAGATTCTCTTACGGACATCATTGTCCGTCATCTCTCGGAAGTAATCCTGAGCAACTAACCAGGCAAAGATGACGAGACACATGGCAAGGTCGTCGTGACATCCATCTTCTGCTTCCCACGACTGCTTCTTCTGAACAAATGTTGTTAACTCGGCAATAATGTCGTAGTCGCTAGTTATTAGTTTGTCTTCTTCAATAAGTGCTTTTAGGTTAGAGCATCCAGTCTTTTTAACTGCTTGTGTCATTCTGACACCCATTTGAGTCTTCTTAC